ATCTGTTGGTACAACCGGTGATTCATACGATAATGCATTGGCTGAAACGGTTAACGGGCTTTATAAAACAGAGGTGATTGAATATTTAAAACAGCAGTGGCGGGATGCGTGTGATGTTGAATTAGCAACCCTTGAATGGGTCGATTGGTTTAACAAAACTCGCATTCATAGTACGATTGGTTATGTGTCGCCTTTTGAGTTTGAGAGACGATACTATGATAGTCTTACTGAGTCAGACAAAGTTGCCTGACTCAAGCAATCCACTCTCCGATATACTCGGGGCGGTTCATATTGAAGCACCAGAATTGTTTACAACCTGCGGAAGCGTAGCGGCATATAAGTATCATACACTTGCAGTTTCTCAATCAATAATTGACGTAGATGTGAGATCTCCATCCGCTGGGAAGGTAGAGGTGACTGTTTTAACTAGAACTGGGTCTCCTTCTGCAATATTAATCTCAGAAATAAATAGCTATTTATCTGCAGAAGAGAGAAGACCTCTTTGCGATACAGTGTTGGTAAGAGCTCCAATAAAAGTTGAATATAGCGTTGATGCTTCATTGATCTTACTCAACGGCTACGACTCAATAAACGTTAAAAACGAAGCGGAATTCTCTCTACGCCAGTATTTATCTATGAGCCAAGGAAGATTGGGTAAAGATATTTTACCGCTAGAAATTATGACTGCACTAAAAGTTGACGGAGTATATGACGTGGTTTTACATAATCCAACAGCTAAAAAATTAGATATGACTCAATGGGGTTTCTGTACAGATATTAATCTGTCATTGATGGAACAAAGAGAAAATGGCTAAGTTAAATTATCCACTAATAATTCAGCGTGATAAAAAATATCAAGCTTTAGCTGAACTATCTAATAGATATGGCAGTATTAACAGAATGCCATTGATTACAACCATTATTGATAATGTAGCGGATGAACACCTGAGTTTATTGATTGATAAATTTAGTGCTGGTGGCTACGATGGCCATTTTTTTACAAAAACAGTTTCTGAGAAACGAAAATTAATTAAAAATTCAGTAAGAAATCATCAAATCAAAGGCAGTGTTCTATCGATTAGAAATATTGTTAGAGACCTAGGATTAGGTGAATGCATTATTTTAGAAGGTCTATCTAATAAAAAGCGAAATGGTGAAATCAAAAGGAACGGTTTTTTTTATCACGGTGACCCCGCAAAGTGGGCACATTACACAGTTGTTTTTAATCAGACAATTAAAGTTGCTGATGGTCTTCTTTTAAAAGAAATCTTAAAAAGCTTTGCTCCAGCTCGTTGCTTTTTAGAGCAAATAGATTTTACCAAAGCACCACTTTTAAGAAATGGCGCTACAAATCGAGACGGAACCTACAGTAGAGGAAAAATATAATGGCTTACTTGACAGAAGTAGCAGAATGGATCGAATCTATTTATCAACTCGAAACTGATGATTTAGTGTTAGGCGGTCCTGACGGAATAGATAACGTACAAGCTAGAGAGCTTGCTTGCCGAACTTTGTTTCTTAAACTAAAAAAAGCAGATATTGATAGCCCAAACTTTACCGGAGAGCCTACTGCTCCCACACCGTCGTCTGCTGACGACGGTTCAAGGATCGCAACGGTAGAATATGTTAGTAATGCTAATAAGAGTACTGTTTTCTCATTTAACGAAATACCAATCGCTAAGTCTAGCGATGTTATTTATGTAAAAGGCAAAGGTAATCTTGAGTGGACAACAATTGGTAGTTGGACTGGCTACGCATCACTGTTACTTGGTGCATTTATTTTTGACACAACAACTATTGCACGATCACAAACAATTGATGCAATAGGTGGCACATATAAAAAGTCCTTGTACCCTGCTCTTTGGGCATGGGCAAACGCTCAAAACAAAGTTGTATCGGCTGCATCTTGGAAAGCAGGCACTTATTTTTTTGTTGATCTGGGTGGAGATGACTTTAGAGCGCCAGATATTAGAAATATGTTTATACGAGGAACGGGAACTGACGCTGACAATGCAAATGCTAGGACGTTGGGGTCGTATCAGGCTGATGCGTTGCAGAATATTAATGGAGCATTAGGTTTTAGTCCTATGGATAGTTCTTCGACAGCCTTCTGGACAGGTGTTGTAGATGGTGTTTTTCAGGTTCATGGAGTGTCTTGCACTAATTTAATTGGCTTTCAGCAATTGAATAGAACCTTTGACAAAGCTCGTGATGAATTGACTTTTGACGCTAGTCGAGTGGCTCGAACATCATCAGAGACACGTAGTAGTAACACGGCCATGGCTCCTCGCATAATCACTTTTTAAAACGCGATGATTCGGGGCGCTAAGGCCACGTTAGACCCTCGTGTTTCAGACGAGGTTCGAGCGACACGAGATGCGTCAAAGCTATATACTGAAGCAGCTGAATTGCCGTCAACCGTTCCTGTCTTGACGGATCCTAAATTATATGAAAGCTGAAAGGCACCAGACGCACCCCTATTTACATCCCCTTGGATGTCGTCAATCGTCCCAGTTATGTTTTGCAGCGCATCTAGTTGCCGACTCCCCATCTGTCTCGCATTTGCATTGTCAGAGCCAACCCCCATTTTTTAAGGAATTAAGTAAATTATGAGAAAAATTTATCAACTAGATACTACGAAAAAATTACCGATTTATCTCTATGCATTTGATGTTTCACAGAACGCCATGCCATTTTTTTGCGTAGAAGTTGAACCGCCTGCTGCTGAAGAAGGCAAGGTGATTTGGTGGCAAACAGAGCTTGATGCGGTAGCTGATCTGGATTTTGGTAAGTCAGGTACAGGAAACTGGATATTGAAAGATGATAATCGATCAGCAAAACTATTCTTGACTGCAGACGGTTCAAAATATGAAATTGGTGAGGAAAATGATCATGGGAAATATGATGGCTTAGGGAACATTCCGAACTGGTTAACGAAAAATGAACGTCCATCTATTTATCATTCGTGGATCGATGGTGAATGGTCGGTCAACGATGAAAGTGAGTCACAACGTTTAGCTGATTTGTCAGCAACAGTTCGCCATCGGCGTGATATGTTAATTGCACAATCAGATTGGACGCAGCTAGATGATAGCCCGCTTAAGAATGATGATGCTTGGATCGACTATCGACAGGCGTTGCGTGATATCACGTTACAACCAGGGTTTCCTGAAGATATCATTTGGCCTGAAGCGCCAGATAAATAAAGTTTGGCGGTATTTGATTATGCGACAACATAGCCAAATACCCCAAATTCGCAGCTGTATCCTGCAAATTCAGCATGGCCAAACTACCTGATCAGGTGTGGCCAGTATAAAATTTATTTAAGGATACAGATTTGAGCATACATAACATTACAAGCAAACCGATCATCCCTTGGATCGGTGGTAAACGAAGATTAGCAAAAGAAATTATTCCTTTGTTTCCTGAACATGGGTGCTATGTAGAACCTTTCTGTGGTGCTGCAGCAATCTTTTTCATGAAGCAACCATCAAAGACTGAAGTTATCAATGATCTCAATGGTGATGTCATTAATCTTTATCGTGTAGTACAGCATCATTTAGAAGAGTTTGTTCGTCAATTTAAATGGGCATTATGTTCAAGAGAAATTTTCAAATGGCTACAGGACACTCCTACTCATATATTGACAGATATTCAAAAGGCGGCTCGATTCTATTATTTACAAAAACTTTGTTTTGGTGGCAAAGTATCTGGACAAAGCTTTGGTACAGCAACAACATCAGCACCTAGATTGAATCTTTTAAGGATTGAAGAGGAACTGTCTTCAGCACACCTTAGGTTATCAAGAACCTATATTGAAAACGAACCTTGGCTAAAATGCATCGAACGATATGATCGGCCTCATTCTTTGTTTTATTGTGACCCACCATATTGGCAAACAGAAGGATATGGTGTTGAGTTTGAATTTGAACAATATGTCACTATGGCTGAAGCTGCGAAAAACATTAAAGGAAAAATGATAATTTCAGTAAATGATTTACCAGAAATTAGAGATGTTTTTGCTGATTTAAATATGCGTACTACGGAAATAAGTTATACGTTGAGTCGTCAAGCTACTAAGAGAAGTGTAAGTAAGGAGTTAATTATTACCAACTGGTAGTAGCAATGCAAATGCGCGGTTGCTTGGGTCGCATCAAGAAGACGCGATTGAAAATCATGTGCACGGGTTGTACCTTTATACTGGCCCTTCCACCGAGACAAAAGACAATTCAATAGCGATCTCATACGCACCCGCAGCAATAGGCGGTGATGGCGGCATCATCAGAACATACGGCGCAAATTCTGGCGGCGCCAATGCGTCAAGCTCAGCAGTTACAACAGATTCATATAGTAGCGCTCCAAAAGCGGAGACGCGCGGCGAAAACACTGCTCTTGCACCGCGGATCATCGCCTACTAAAACGCAATACGACCCAAGCACCCGCGCATTTGCATTCTCATGGCAAGTAAGACTCTTGCACTACAAGAGCCTTACTATTTTTAGTTAAAGCATTTGAAGGAGCATATGGTTAATCACACTGAACTGTTCTTGGCCATGTTGGCTTTTAATTAGTTTTTGACCTAAGTATTCGGCATCAGGGTGATAGTATCTTAATAACATCCTCGTATCTAAGTGCCCCGTAACTTTTGCCAGTTCATGGATTTCGTAAACAGATGCAAGACGAGAAGTTGCTTCATGTCTCAGGTCATGAAAACGTAGGTTGTTGAAATATCTTTCATCAATAACTTGTCCTTTTCTTTCGCACATTGATTCATATCTAGCTCGAGCTTTACGAAGCGCACGTATAAATGCTTTGGTAATAGCCTCGGGGCTTATTTTAAAAATTAAACCTGGTTGATTATTCTTAGCAAAATACATAATTAATGAATATTTTGCTATTGGAGATAAAGGTACAGTGCGTGAATGCCCGTTTTTGGTATGAGGAATGTAAAGTGTATTTGACTCAAAGTCTATATGTTGCCTTCGTATATTCGCAATTTCAGAGCGACGCATTGCTGTTTCTATTGCTAAAGTAATAATCATCGGAAGATATTCGGACTTTGTTTCCCTTACGATCCATTCAACTTCTGAATTTGGAGACTCGAGAGTCCCAGTCCCTATAATTCGAATATCATTTAATATACGCCTGTTTCTTGCGTTTTTAACGCTGGGTTTTCTAATTTTTTGGACCGGGTTATCTGCTAGGTAGTACCATTGCCAATCTTTAATTGCAGTTGTGTATAAGTGTGAAAGCAACGCAAATCGACGCACAATAGTCGCTGGCTTTAATTGTTTCTCCCAGTTATCACGAATATGTATCAGATCTGATTGTTTAATTGAGGCAATTGGACGATGAGCTATCGGTAAGTTTTTCCAGACTTTAATTATTGATTTCTCTTGAGTATGTGATTTTTTTTCCAATCGATACTTCTGTCAAATACTTATCTAAGGCTGAAGATAAAGTTGGACTAGATTGTGATAGTCTACGGTTTCTGATGTTCATAGGTTTTCTCCATATGTAATAATAAAAAAACGCCCTTGCATAGGGCGTAATTATGTTACAACAGGAGTAAATAAGTGTTAGCTTAAATATCGCGCTTATAGCTACTCAAATATCGCGACGCGCTTCACCATTGCAATGTAAAACCACTCTTAATACCGATGAAGTAGTTCGTTGTTATCCCTGCTAATGCTGACAAAATAATCGGCGTGATGATGCAGAGGCAAAGCAACAAGGTAAAGCCCAATTGCAAATAAAAACTCACCTTCTTATTCATGCGGCACCCCCACTATTATTTAGGCCAGTAAAGCGTTGTGTTAATAGTAAAGTTAACCAAGTAATTAACCCTAACAAAATGGATAAAGCAGCAGCCATGGCAAAATTAGAGTAGGCAACAAACTCACTATAAATGGATAGAGGTAAGACTTGTAAACTGGTGCCTAGAGCAAAAATTGTGCCAAAGGCACCCATCGACGTTGCAAAGCATATCGCCCCTGTAGAAATCAGGGCCGGTGCCAACGCAGGAATAATGACATCTTTTATAACCATCCACCAGGGCGCTCCAAGTGAAGCTGCTGCTTCCTCAAGCGAAGGATCTAATTTTTCACAAGCGGCCATGACCGTACTTATCACTCGTGGAATAGAGAAATACAAATAACCCATAAATAAACCGACTAATGAGTAAGCAAAAACCAAACGCTCATCAAATAAACTCATCGATAACGTATTAAGTAAGCCTTGACGTCCTGCTGTGATAATCACAAAAAAACCAATCACCACCCCTGGAAATGCCAGTGGAAAAGTCAAAATAGCGATTAATACACTACGACCAAAAAAACGATGACGAGCTAAAAAGAAAGCGCCGGTATTTGTCAAGATAGTTGTCACTCATACATAAATTTTAAGCTGCTTTTTTTACTCTTAAATCATTCTCCGGATTTAACGTGACGACACCTAAAGGGGTGCAGTTTCTTACTGCACGTGAACCCCAGCGCATTGGATTATCTCTTTTGGCATTCGCTAGCACTTTGTGCCGCTTTGCTAGTATTTCACGGTCTTTGCCCTCATGGCGTTGCTGTGGTGTTACGTAATTAAGCTGACTGTGACGATGAACAGTGTTGTACCATTGCACAAAGCGTAAGACCCATGCTCT